ACCTCCGCAACAAAGACATCCGCACCAACACTACTGCAATGCTTAAAGATGGTAAATGGTACCGATACATAGGCGGTGCATGGATTACCGAAAAGCAGTTCCAGTTGATGTTTCCATTACCTGCGAAGATTGGGAACAACTCCGACAACCCGAATAGTAAAGTAGTTTATCTTGATTAGTTATGAAACGAATATTAATAGCTTGTGAGGAAAGCGATGAGGTTAGGGGTAGATTTGAAAAATTAGGATTTGATGCTTGGTCCTGCGATTTACAAGAAAACAGAAACCCAAACGCCAAACACTATAAAGGTGATATATTTGACATCATTAATGACGGCTGGGATGCTATGATTGCTTTTCCACCTTGCACACATTTAGCAGTTAGTGGTGCTGCATGGTTTGATCAAAAGCGTAAAGACGGAAGGCAGCAACAAGGCATTGACTTTTTTATGGCTATGATTAATGCACCAATAAAGCATATTGCAGTTGAAAATCCTGTGGGTATAATGAGCAAAATTTATCGCAAACCTGACCAAGTTATACAACCTTACTATTTTGGTGATGAAGCACAAAAAACAACGTGTTTATGGCTCAAAAATTTACCAGCTATTTATCACAATAGTAAGCCTAATTTATTTGATAGTGTAGTTACACATGTAGGGAAAGGAGATTTTATAATTCATAAATCAGGCAAAAGAAAACCGAAATGGTTTGCAGATTCATTTAATTTACCTAAAGAAGAAAGAGCAAAAATTCGCAGTAAAACATTCCCTGGCATTGCTGAAGCTATGGCAAACCAATGGGGAGAATATCTTTTAAGCAAATAGAATTAGTTATGAAACACTACCCCGAATGGCGGATCCGATATAACACCGCACACTACAACTACACTTTGCAACGCACCCCGAATGTGGTGAAGGATGGATTCTACACTACACCGCCGGTGCCTGTGGTTGCGAAGTCCAATGGGCTGACTACGTTTATTATCAACTTCCTCAACTGGTCGGGCTACCGTGCTACACGGATAAATACAATGGGCCGAATGGTTGCCGGTAGATGGATACACTCTACAACCCGTAAAGGGTCAGCCGACATAAGCAGCACCATTAAAGGCCGATCAGTGATGTGGGAGGTGAAGGTAGGCCGTGACCGACCACGCCCCGAACAACTGGCAGAGCAGCAAAGGGAAAGACAAGCCGGGGGGATATATGAGTTTGTATCGACACCGGAGCAGTTCTTTGAATTATTTGATAAACTATAAACCAAACACCATGCAAAAAGATTATTTAGAGTTTTTAGAAAAGAAAAAACATAATTCTATTGATTATGGAATTAAAACAAATTACCTTCCCGATTTAATGTTTGACTATCAAAAACATGTTAGCGAATATGCAATAAAGAAAGGAAGGTGTGCTGTATTTTTAGATACTGGGTTAGGTAAGACAATTATAGAGTTAACAATAGCAGTTAACTATGCAAGACATACAAATAAGCCTGTATTAATTATTACGCCATTAGCAGTAGCATTTCAATTTATTAAGGAGGCTGAAAAGTTTGGCATAAATGATATTGAATATTCAAAAGATGGCAAATACAAATCTAAAATAGTTGTATGCAATTATGAAAGGTTAGAAAAATTTGATAGCAATGATTTTGAATGTGTAATTTTAGATGAAAGTTCTATATTAAAAAACTTTGAAGGTTCTACAAAATCACAGATAACATCATTTCTAAAAAAAGTAAATTATAGATTTTTATTTACAGCTACCCCATCACCAAATGATTATATTGAATTAGGTACAAGTTCTGAGGCTTTAGGTTATTTGGGGTATATGGATATGTTAGGTAAATTCTTTAAGAATAATCAAAATACTATTAAGCAAAGCGGGCAACATAGAGCTGGGGAAGAATGGTATTTAAAACCTCATGCCGAAAATGATTTTTGGCGATGGGTTGCTAGTTGGAGCATATCATGTAAAAAACCATCTGACTTAGGATTTTTAGATACAATTCATATTCTACCTGAATTAAATGAGATACAAACTGTAGTAAGAAATGTTAACCCATTTGCTATTAATGGTCAGACTTCTATGTTTGCTTTGCCTGCCACTGGATTTGCAGAAATAAAAGCAGAAGTACGGGCAACAATTACACAGCGATGCGAAATGGCAGTCGAAAAATCATTGAATCATGATTGCTCTGTATACTGGGTAAACTTAAACGATGAAGCAATTTTAATATCTGATTTAGATAAAAATACTTTTGAGATTAAGGGAACTATGGATATTGATAAGAAAGAAGATATTTTGCTTTCTTTTAGTAAAGGGGAAATAAAAAAGTTAATAACTAAAACAAGTATTACTGCTTTTGGATTAAATTGGCAGCATTGTAATCATACTACTTATTTCCCTACGTATAGTTACGAGCAATATTATCAAGCAGTAAGAAGGTTTTGGAGGTTTGGACAAATTAATCCGGTAACCGTAGATTTAATACTTTCAGATGGACAGATAAGAATAATGGAAAGCCTGTTAATAAAAAAAGATAAGGCTACCATAATGTTTGAGAAACTCATAAAAAATACAAATAGCAATTTTAAAATTTCTAGCAAAGGATTTGATAATGAAATTAAACTCCCATCATTCATAAACAAAAACTAAACCAATGGTAAAAGATCAAAAAATCACAAATGATTACGCTATTTATAATAGCGATTGTATGTATGTAGTTAATACACTTCCTGATAGTAGTATTGACTTTTCAGTTTATTCTCCGCCTTTTGCAGGGCTGTATAATTATTCAAGTCATGAAAATGATTTTTCTAATTGTGAAACTAAAGAACAATTCATTGAACAATATGAATTTTTAGTAAAAGAATTATCAAGGGTAACTAAACCAGGTAGAATAAATGCAGTACACGTTACCGATGTTCATACTAACACTGGCAGGCTTTGGGACTTTCCGGGGGAGGTTATTAGACTTCATGAAAAGTATGGTATGCAATACCATAATAGAATTACGATTTGGAAAGAGCCATTAAAAGTTAGAATGCGTACAATGGTACAATCTTTAATGCACAAATTTATAGTTGAGGATGCTACAAAATGCTTTACTGCCATGCCTGATTATGTATTGATATTTAAAAAATCAGGTGAAAATGAAACTCCCGTAACTCATCCAAACGGGTTAAATGATTTTGAATATTTTGGCGAAACTCCATTTTTGGAAACACATAAAGAAACATATGGTAACTATAAAGACTTTCGTAAAAAATGGGAGTTTTTTGATGGAGATAAAAGGGAAAATAAATTAAGTCATTTAACATGGCAAAGATATGCATCAAGTGTTTGGGATGATGTACGTATTGATAATGTATTGCCATTTAAAGATAGCCGGGAAGAAGATGATGAAAAACATGTACATCCATTGCAATTAGATGTTATTGACAGGTTGATATATCTTTATACAAATCCAGGTGAAACCGTACTAACTCCATTTATGGGAGTAGGTAGTGAAGTGTATAGTGCTGTATCTTTGGAAAGAAAGGCTATCGGTATAGAACTAAAGGAAAGCTATTTTAAACAGTCTATATTAAACATGAATACTGCTGAAAAAAGATTTAAGAAAATAGTTAACGGCACCTTAGAATTCTAACCACCCAACCCATGCACGAATACCACGATTACCGAGCCATCGGCCTTACCGTCATCCCCATACAATGGGATAGCACAAACAAACAACCCGTATCACACCGCCTATGGAGTAACGCTGATGACTTGCACCTGCGACCAGATCATAACGGCATAATGATAAAGACCGGCAACGGATATGGATGCCTTGACTTTGACCTAAAGAACACGAAGGACAAAGAACTCTTTAACAAATGGATGGGTATAATCAGCAATGAAGCACCAGACATACTCAACAACCTATTTATAGAGCAGACAAGGAACAAAGGGTATCACGTATGGATGAAGTACGCTAACCTACCAACAAAGACCGCACTTGCAGAATCACCGGAAGGAAGTGAAGTCATTGCACTATACTCCAATGGCCCTGTAGTTTACACCTACCCAACACCGGGATATACCGAATGGCACCAGTCTATGGCAGATGTGGAGGAACTAACAGAGCATCAATTCAACTACCTAATTGAAGTTTCACAATACTTTAACGAATATCAGCCAAAGTATGACCCGAATAAGAAAGCAGTAAGTTATCCGGTCGGATATGAGCAGCAGTTGTCCGAATTTGACGGTCAACTCACAGATGATGAATTCGATGCCATTCTGCACGAAATAGGACTATACCCTGTAGATACATACCGTTACTCAAAGAAGGATAAATTCACCGCCTACAGGCGCACAGGAAGCGAATCAGCCGGCATATCTGCAAAGGTATATTATCAGTCACGCAGGGTAATGATATTCAGCGCATCATTGCACGCCTTCCCGAATTGGCACAACCGGCATGAATACCCGGTATGGTCACTCCCACCATCGTTTCTGCTATTCTATCAACTGAACAGGGATTGGAAAGCAGTACTTAAAAGAATAGGCATTGAAGATGCAGTCAACGCCTACCCAACGGGTATTTTTCCACAGAGTGTTGAAAAGTCTATAAGGGAAGTCGCAGCCGAAAAATCACTACACCCCGAATTTCTTTTCACCGCTGGACTATTTACCATCGCATCACTTGCCGGCAACTGCTACATATCCGACCTACCCGATGAAACCAAAAACATAATTTTTGCCATAATGATTGCACCGGTATCTGTAGGTAAAACACCGGCATTTCGTGCAATGTGCGAAAATCCACTCAAAGACCTGATGGCAAGGGAGGATAAAGAATATGAAGCCGATGTGCAGCAATGGACTAAAGAACGTGCCGATGCCAATGCAAACAAGCAACCTTTCAACAAAGCACATCCAAAGCGGTTTATCCCATTTGCCGTTGATGGTACCACAGAGGGCTATATTGGGCTAATGCAGGATCAATCTGCAGGGATGGGAATATACCACGATGAAGCGGAAACCATCCTAAATGCTGGAGCGCATAAGGCGAATAACGATGCAATATCCTTTTTCACCCAAGCGTTCTCCGGTGGCCGCTACACTCAAATTAGGGCAGACAGGACAAAGGAAAGGGTGGTTAAGTCGCTGAATATGTCGCTGCTTATGGGTACTCAACCATCACGGCTGAAAAACCTATTTGGGGCAGATCGCATCCAATCGGGGTTTGCATCCCGTTTCCTGCTCGTACAGACCGACTATCTGAAACTGAAAGAAGATGTCTCCGCTTTCGCAGAAACACGGCAAATGTGCCAGGAGTGGAAAGACATACTTTTTGAACTCTACAAGCGAAATAAAGAATACTGCAAAGGAGATACGGCACCCATCAAGATTGTCATCACCGATGAAGCACGGCCCATACTGGATAAGTACTATCAGCAGCAGCGTAAAGATGCCAACAAGCGGCACGATAGCAAAGCAGAAGATTATGTAATGGGAACAGAGGCGAAGATGTCAGCGTATTACTTCCGTTTTTGCCAACTTATTGCCATCGCCCACAATTCATTCATGCCGATCATCAATACCCAAGTGGCTGAACTTGCATGGCGGCTGTATCGGTGGTACGCTGAATCAACGGTTAATATCCTTGCAGGGATATACACCGAAAACGAATCAGGGCTGCCGGCTGATTTACGGCTACTTATGGATAATCTTCCGGCTAAATTCACCACAAAGGAAGCCGAAGCACTTTGCATCCGGCTCAATGTTCGGCCCAAACGATTTATTGATTCCATGCGCAGACCTGACTTTGCCAGGCACTTCAAACGCATCGCTCACGGGCAGTATGAAAAACTGATATAAAGATTTTCGATAGACAAATCCGACCCCCGGTGTTTCTACATTGGGGTTTTTTATGCCCTACTGTACTACATTAATCTACATTACTAATGCGGTCATTATCCCGTTTCCGAAGTTTAGCAAGAGTAATCATTACCTGTGTTTTTACCTGATTGATGTACCTTTTTTCAACCCGTAATGAGATAACTACGCTTTCATCGTACTTTCTTTTGCGACCTGCACCGGGTCTTTTTCCGCCTTTCTTTTTTTGTTCCATTATTGATTAAGTTTACATTAATCAAAGATATTTGATTGATTATATATTACAAAATCAATTTCTCATTTTCCATAATTGCGTCAAAATTGCGATAATTGCAGCGACTGCAATTTTGTAACCTATTGATATTCATAGCGTAAGTGCCAAAAATTGCATAATTGCGCAATTTTCTAAGATAATAATAATAATATCTCTTTATATTTTAAGGCTAATATAGGAATAGGGGAAATGCAATTTTGCTGCAATTTTGCAATTTTCCCTGATAATCAATGAGTTGCTTGCAATTTTGGTGCAATTATCTGCAATTTTGTGCAATTTTGGTAGTTTGGATGGGATAGCGCTAACTTTGTAAACAACAAGTAACTACAACGTGCCGAAGAAAGGACAAACAAATAACCCGAATGGCAGACCGAAGGGGTCACCTAACAAGGCCACAAAGACGGTTAGGGAGCATTTCGCCCATGCTTTCAACCTACTCCAAGAATCGGACACGGCTAACCTTCACCAATGGGCGCAATCCAACCCAACCGAATTTTACCGACTTGCATCCAAACTTATACCGATGCAGGTGAGCAATGACCCGGAGAATCCGATGCCCAGCGTTATCATCCAAATCATTCCCGACCCGGAATGCAAACCCATTGAATGATATTTCGGACATTAACCGACACAACCCAACCCAATGAATGAAAAGCAATGCACAGTCTGTGAAAAACTATGTTGTAGGTTAAAGATGGATTTCTCCAAAACATTTTGTTACTTTTGTGAACACAAAGCCAAACCATTGCAAATTCATTACAACTTTGCCACACGCAGCAGGCCGACCAGGATGGCTGCTGCCATTGCCACTATAATGGCATACTCGCATAAAGCAGACTACACCATAACGCTGACGGTCGATGAAGATGACACCGAAACGCTGGGATCAACACAGATACAGGACTTGGTAAAGCAGCCGAATATCACGCTGAATTGTCACGGCTTATCGAAAAACAAGATACACGCAATCAATAGGGGCCTGGAAGGGTGGCAAGGTGATATCCTTGTTAATATGAGCGATGATATGCGATTCATTAAGGCAGGGTATGATATTGATATCATCAACGCATTTGAGGGCAACCTTGACCAGTTCATCCACTTCCCCGATGGAAGGGTTAATCATCTACTGCCAACCATGAGCATAATGGGTAGAACGTACTATGAGCGGTTCAACTACATCTACCATCCACAATACTTTTCTTTGTGGTGCGATAACGAGGCAATGGATGTGGCAAAGAAACTCGGTAAGTACAAGTATGTTCCGGAGCGAATCTTCGACCATTACCATCCTGCCTGGACGGGTGAGCCGATTGATGCGCAATTACGGCACACACAGGGTTACTACCACATTGACGAGCAAACCTACATCAAGCGGTCCGCTGCTGGATTCCCAAATGAGAATGTATGACCCTATCAATCCTAATCTGCACCATTCGAGGCCGTGAAGGTTACCTTACCCGACTATTGCAGGAATTAGTGCAGCAAAAAGCACGGTTGCCTATTCAGCTAACCGATGAAGTAGAAATCATTGTCGAATCTGATAATGGTGCCATGAGTACTGGGCGCAAACGAAACTATCTCATAGGAAAGTCAACGGGTAAGTACATCGTATTCGTGGACGATGATGACATGATTGCACCCACCTACATCGCTGACATACTCGAAGCATCAAAGCAGGATCCGGATGTTATCGTATTTAACGGTATAATGACCACTAATGGCAAGGATGAGCGCAAGTGGTACATAAGCAAGGAATACGGCTATGAAGCGAAAGACGGGGCTTATTATCGCTATCCTAATCATATTGTTCCGGTGCGCAGGGATATAGCGGTCAAGTTTCCATTCCAGGATATTAAGATTGGGGAAGATTACCTGTATGCAACTGCTATGCATAATGCAAAGGTTTTGCAGACAGAGGTGAAGATTGAGAAGGAATTGTATCACTATCAGTTTAGAACGAATAAGTAATGGATAATTGCACATATTGTAACGGTATCGGAGTATTGTATAATTATCCTGCAACAACAGGGGTTAAATGTTATCACTGCTCTCCTACTAAACCAAAACCATACTACCATTCGGGAACCTACGAAGCCATCAACGTAATCGAAGCATGGGGATTGAATTTCTGCTTGGGTAATGTGATTAAGTATGTTGCACGTGCAGGGCGCAAGACGGACAATCCGATTGAAGATTTGGAGAAAGCGAAGTGGTATATTGAAAGGGAGATTGAAAAACTAAAAACCAAATAACATGGCACAACAGACAGCGGTAGATTGGTTGGTATCAGAATTAAAAAGTAGATACGTTAATATTGAAAGATTACCAGTAACGGACGAAGCCAAAGAAATGGAAAAGCAGCAAATAGTAAATGCTCATTTAACAGGACTTATACATCCATTAGAAATTGAAGCAACTAAACAAGCTGAACAATATTACAACGAAACCTACGGCAAATGAGATACTCCCAAAACAACGAACAAGACATCATCCTGCAGTACTTCGGTAGCCGCAAAGGGTTTTTCCTCGACATAGGGGCAAACGATGGACAAACTTTGTCCAATACCTATGCTCTGCAACTGCAAGAGTGGAAGGGCGTGTTAATCGAACCCAGCGAAGAAGCATTCAACCGCATCAAAGTACGTTACGGGGTGCAGAAGTTCAATGTAGCCATTGGTACGGAAGATGGGCATTGTACGTTTCACGAAATGGGAAACCACCTTAACGCTGGAGATGTGTCCCTGCTATCCACCATTAAGAAGACAGAGTTAAAGCGATGGCCGGGCGTAGAGTTCAAAGAACGTATGACCGAAGTATGGACATACAAAACACTACTCAAACATTCCCCGTTGAAGTTCTTCGACTTTATCTCCATTGATGCCGAAGGGGTGGACTATGAGATACTTGAACAGATTGACCTGAAATATACTGACATGGTTTGCATTGAGCATAACTCCAATGCCGACTTATTTCAGTTAATCAAAGAATACTGCAATAATGCAGGGCTTTACAAATGCTTACTTAACAATTTAGAGAATGTAATATGGGCAAGGTAATCGTATCCCTTTCATCCACAGGCAGGGAAAACTACAATGAGGCGCAATTAGGACTTATTCGCAGTATTGACCGCAAAGCACCCGACTACGATACGCACTTTAGGAGTGTAGATGGGTATGTGGATGAATACTTGGAGCGCAAAATAATTCTCGGGGATTGGCCCGAATCAAAGCGGTGGGGTAAGTCATGGAATCACCAAAATATGCCATACCAATTTAAGCCATTCATGGTAGCGGAAGCGCTTGAGAAAGGGTATCGTAAAATCATTTGGTGCGATTCAACTATCAGAGTACACCAAAATCCCGATCCGCTCTGGGCGTTAGCAGCCAAGCATGGTATTGTAGCGTGGAATAATGAAGGACATGAGTTACACAAATACATCCCCGACCATCAAATCGCATGGTTAGGGTTAAGTAGTTACAAGGATGTTATGCAGATGTATCAAATCATGGCCTGCTGCATTATGTTCGACTTTGACCACCCGAAAACAATGCCTATCTTTGAGAAATGGATACAGGGGGCAAAGGATAATTGTTTTCACCACAATGAATCAAAGAATCCGCACTACGTTAGCAGCCGGCATGACCAAGCGTTGTTATCGGCACTAATGAATATGAACGGTATTCCGGTGCAGCCGTATGGTGGGTTGGCATACAGGCATTACTTGCCTGTTGAACCTTATTTTATTAATTGGGGGGTAAAGGACTAGTTATGGATAATACAATAATTAAACAAAGAACAATCGGAGAAATTGTAAAAGACAAAAAAGGTAATTTGTATGAAATAATTAGATTTACAAATAGTCTTTTTATGTTGTTAAGAGATTTAAAAACAAATGAACTTGTTATTTCAAGTGATGAATATTATACACTATAACTATGGGCTACACACACGAAACAACACGCATAATCGACCCGTACCTGCCACATATCAAATCCGTGGTAGATTTAGGCGCGCAAAACGATTACCGGGTACCATTACCTGCACCTTATACTAAAGACAGTTACTATGGAGGCAAAGACTACGAAGCCATTGACATATCAGGGGAGAATGGAAGCACCCCGTTGGACTTATCCAAGTTACACAGATTCACAAAGCATTTTGATTTGCTCGTTGATGCTGGCACATCCGAACACGTTGGAACAAACGGGAAGCACGAAATCAAAGCCATATACAACTGCTGGAAAAACAAACACAACCTCGTTAAAGTCGGAGGATACATCATCAGCGAAAACCCCAAAACAGGCAACTGGCCCGGACATGGCTTCAACTACTACACCGAAGAGTTTTATCAGCAACTTGCTTCTGTATGTGGCTACAATCTGCTTTCTGTTGGTAGCGTTGCTGCTATGGGCAATTATACAGATGGCTGGAATGTCTATTCGGTATTACAAAAGAATAAAGAAACATTTTGCACGTTAGATGAATTTAAAGAGTGTGGTATCAAAACCAATTAAGGCAACTCCGGTATTCTTCAAGAACCTGGAAGCGTACAAAGGCCCGGCACCTATTATCTGCAATGAGGGGGGCAGCCGTAGCTCGAAGTCATACTCCGTTGTTCAGTTGTTGGTACAGATAGCAAGTAATGAGCCGGGCAAACGTATAAGCATCGTATCGCACTCGCTGCCACACATCAAACGTGGAGCATATCGTGATTTTAGGCAGATCATGACCGATTGGGGCATTTGGGATGATGATAGTTTCTCTTTCACCGACTTCGTGTATAAGTTCCGCAATGGCAGTTACATCGAACTATTCGGACTTGAAGATGAAGGCAAGGCAAGGGGACCGGGCAGGGATATACTATTCATTAACGAAGCGAACCTGATACGAAAGTCATTATTTGACCAATTGGCAATGAGGACAACGGGCAAGATATTCCTTGACTGGAACCCTGCAGACTTCGTTTCTTGGGTGTACGATGTAGCAGATGACACGAACAATGCACGGATACATTCTACCTATCTCAACAACTTGCCGAACCTTTCCCCAATGCAAATCGGCATCATTGAGGGCTATAAAAACCTACCCGATGACTTCATGTGGAAAGTTTATGGACTGGGTGAGCGTGGCGCAGCGAAGGAGATTATCTACACGCAATGGCAAATTACCGACCAACTGCCTGAAGGTGGTGATGTGTTCTATGGACTTGACTTCGGTTACGTTCACCCGTTGGCACTTGTTAAGGTATGCCACTATGAGGGGGCGAATTATGTCCAGTTATTGCTTTACAAGTCAGGGTTAACACCATCGGAAATGATACGGGAGGTGAAAGATTACATCCATGACCGAAAGCCGGTGTACTGCGATGCAGCCGAACCGAAGTCAATCGAAGAACTATACAGAGGGGGTATCAATGCCCAACAAGCCAACAAGGAAGTTTGGCCGGGGATACTCAAAGTGAAATCATATCAGCTATTCATACACAAAGATAGCCGGGAGTTGATTCGCGAACTGCAATCGTACAAATGGAAGAAGGACAAGAATGACAATGTGATAGACGAACCGACAAAGGAGAATGATGATGCACTTGATGCGATGAGGTATGCTATCTTCACCCACCTACACAAGCCGCAATTCCAGGTAGCCGTTTGGTAAGGTAATTCGGTGTAATTTTGTCACAAATCTTTAATATGGGTTTATTCGATTTTCTTAATCGCAAGGCGGCACCGAAGATGCCTACTCAAATATCAGTTGAACGGGGTCTGCTTACATGGGATGGACAGAATCAAGCGGAGATAGTACGTGATAGTTACATCGGCAATGACCTCGTGTATGCTATTGTGAACCTAATCACCAACAAGGCGAAGGTCGCACCTTGGGGAGTGTACCGCATCAAAAATAAGGATGCTGCAAAGCGGTATAAAGCGATGATGATGGACAGAGAGCCGGATATGACCAAGATATTCGAACTTAAAGAACAAGCATTTGAGCAGGTGAATGATGTGCGACTGAATGAAATGCTGAAATACCCCAACCCCGATGATACTTGGAGTGACATCATCGAACAATGGGTAGGGTTTAAGAAAATTACCGGTAACGCTTTCATGTACGCAAAGATGGTGGGCGATGCCTCCGTTAATAAGGGCAAGCCGCTTGAGGTTTATATGCTTCCGGCACAATACATGGCGGTAAAGGTGGACATTGAGCAATTCCCACCGAAGAAGGTTGCCTATCAGTTGTACTACGGTCAGTAC